GGCTGTAAGAGTGGTTGCTGAGGATGTAAACAACAAGGTAGCAACACTACCATTATACTTGTATAGTTTATACTGAACTTGAGCACCTGCAAAGGCAGTTAGAATAGAATAATAAGCACTAAAAGTCCAAGTACCTGCTGGTATGGTTGTAACACCAGGATCAAGTGCATCCGTAATAAACGCAGCTATTGTACCTGCTCCTGTTTTAGTGAAGTCAACCGAAGTTCCTGCCACTTGGCTTCTGCTTAATTCCTTACACACAATACTATCAAAAGTGCCTTGTGCAGTACCTCCATTAAAGTAATAGATAGCGTTGCTATCATATTCGTATAAGACTATATTCGTTCCGTTTATTACTGATGCCATAATTAAAATATACTTGTTTGAGGAATGTATTTATTTACTCTTGTGCACACAATCTCTGTATTAGATATCTGTAACAATGTAGCACTTGCCGTATTAGCTGGGTACGATATTGTAGCATTACCTAACATATAAGATTTTGCACTAATGTTTATACTTGCAGGATCTGTATCTGTTGCAAAAATAAGCTTTGATGCGTTTAGCATCCTATGGTTGGTATTTGAGGTATAAAACTCACTTAAATTACAATCCACATTTATTATGTTTAATGCGTATGTATTTACATATTGCTGAACAATTAATTCAGATAAGGTATAAAACTCACCTATCGGATCAAAGCCGTATCTATACCAACCTGCTGCAACTGACTTATTTGTTAGTATAAGAGTTCCTTTTGCAGAAGGATAATAAGATTGGCTACCAGTACTACCATAAGGTAAGCTTATTGTTTTTGTATATTGTTCATTTTCAACCAATGTTCCTGTAAGGTTATACGCAGAAATATTTGACTTTATTTTTAATACAAAGTTTGTTAAGGTTAGGATATTGATACCTTCTGAAATTCTATACGCAAAGCTAAGAGGCCCTGAACCTGGGAATATTTCAGTTTTTAAGTCTAACACAAAGTCCTCTGATGGGCCAGTTGTTTTAGGATTATATACGCTATATGATGTAGCAGTTGTTTGCCATTTAGCATCATTGTTTAAATAATAAGTTACTGCACCTGTGTTTATTGTAATATCTATAAACCCTATAGGTGTAGCTTGTGATGGTGCGCCTATTAGAATATTTAATTGTAATGAATCCCCTGTTGTTACATAAGCATTAGAATTTGTATCTAATGTTACTGATGCCGTTCCTGCTGGGCCACCTGATGGTGCAGTTAATTCAAAGTAATAAGAATCAAAAGTAAGATTTGGTTGCAATAAACAACTTCCATCTCCAGTTGATGCCCTTACCCAATATGTAGCCTCTGTTCCATTATTATCTTTTAAGTCACCATTTGGTAAGTAGTTGTCAGCAATTTCTACATCGCCTTCTGCTATAATCTTATAAAACCCTTTCTTTATTACTTTAATTTGGCTATTGTCAATAAAATATAATCCTGATGTATTGCCTATATATGGCTGAATAGTAGAAGATGTGTTTATTATATTACCATCTCCATTATTCACCCTTAATCCTGTAGGCGCATACTCTGTATAATAAGCATTAATAGTTGCAAATTCATTTATAGCAACTATCCACCACTTGGCCTTAGCTTGAAATATTCTACAACCAAAAGACCTTGCTATGTTAGAAAGAATATCTAAGCAATTAGTGTAATTATATTCATCTTCCAAGAGTGACCTATAATTTAAACAAGCTTGGTCAAACGGATCTGCATATAACTGGGTAGCTCTAGTGTACATACCAGTTGAGTAATAAGAGCAAATTGTTATATAATTTCTATCATCCTTAAAGCCAATACTATTAAAACAAGCTCTAAAAATATCTTTTAAAAGTATTATATCATTTACACCATAATTAGCATTCTCTGATACGAACTTTATGTCTTTAAGCATACCTAGTCCATCAGTAGCATTAAATGCTGCCATCTTTCTGCCTGTGGAATAGGATATCTGAACATCATCATTTATTACAAAACCAACCCACTCTATAACAGAATTAACATACATTTCTACATATGTAAATCTATCATTGATATCAGTAAAGTTTATAATGTCAGATAAGTCATCAGTAAAGTCAATAGTTACTCCTAATTGTGAGGCTATTATAGGCTCATACGGGTCATCTGAGCTTGGTATATACTGCAAGTTAACATCAACACCTTGAAGGTCTATAATAGCACCTACATAGCTATCTTGCCATATCTTAAGCTCAACATCTTTGTTTGCTCTTGTTGCAAATAATACTGAATATTTTTGTCCGTATGCCATTATCCTCTTCTAAGTTTTAATGATGAATTAGACCTTTGTATAGCCAAAATTAAATCATTACCTCTTAATACAAATTCCCCACTTCCGCTACCACTTCCTATCATTGATTTAAGTTTATCTAATGGTGCAACTACCTCTGGGTTTGTTTTAGCTCCTGGGTATTCTCCCATCAATCCCATTGTAGGCCCACTAATAATACCTCCATTTGCAAACTTTTTAGGACTTCTATCTTGCTCTAGTCTAGACTTCATAAAAGAACCAGCAGCGACAGCAGCAATACCTGCAACCAATGCAGCTGCTGCGGTTATTGGATTATTGGATTTTAATAAAGCCCATGCAAATAATGATGCAGTAGCAAGTGCAATTAATTGCTTTCCTATTTGAGTTAAGGCATCTGCTAATAATGTTCCAAAAACATTTATAACATCTATATTCTCTCCTGCTAAAGCTTTACCTATTGATTCTCCTAAAGCCGCCATAGAGTTATTGATAAAATCCATAATAACACTATTAATGTTATTTATTGTATCTACCCATGTAACATTAAAGCTTTTAACTTTATCTTGTGATCCTGCTATTGCAGCATCAACATTAACTAATGCGTCTGATATTTTATCAAATTGGTCAGCGGTATAACCTCCAGTAGAGGCTAATTCGTATAATTTGCTTTTATAGTTCTCTAGTATTTTAATTCTATCAGTAGCTGTGGTTTTACCACTAGCATTAGCTATTTTCATAGCTACATCAGATTCTATCTTTAGTGCAGTAAGAGCATTTTGTAAATTTCTATCGTTAACCTTTTTTGCTTCATTTTCTGCTTCTTTATTAGTTTGTTCTGTGTCTTTAGCTAGTTTGTCTTTACCTGCAATCCTTATTTTTTGTATTTCTTCTATTGCTTCTTTTTCAATAAGAAGTCTTTTAAATTCAAAGTCTTTATCTATATTTAATAATGCTTCTTTAGATACTTTATTAAATTTAGCTTCTTCTACAGCTAGTCTTTTTTCTTCTTTCAATATTTCAAGCCCAATGGCTCTTTTCATGAATAAATCATCTTTATATAACTGCTGTTCTGATTTTAATGAATTAAGTAGAGTTTTATCTTGCTTTAATGCAGGTGTGCTTGTTTTACCACCTTTGCCCTTACCTGTTGGTTTAATACCTGCATCAGAAAGCATTTTATTTGCTTCTTTTTCAAGAGCCGCGCCTTGCGACATTAACATATCAAAAGAAGATGCACTTAGATTTTTAATATCATTTACTAATACTTTTTGAGATTCTGCATAATTCTTAGTAAATGCTTTTGCAAACTTTGTTAAAGACACTCCGTCTAATCCCATTATACCAACTTCATCTAAGGCATCCATTCCAGCAGCAAACTTAGTTAAGAATGATGTTTGATCTTGACCTGCCGCTAATCTCCCTGTTTTAAAGGCCTCTTGAGCTTGTGCATACTTTTCATTAGCCATTGCTCTTAATGCAGTGGCCTTTACATACAGACTAGATTTTTTTATGAAACTATCTTCCGCCTCATTTACACCTTTAGCTATACCCCATGTTTCACCATATGTTTCATTATATGTTTTAAGAGCAGCCTCTGCTGTAATACTTCCATCTCTAACACCATCAAAAATAACCGACATTTTTTTCATTTCAACTAATGCTTCCGCTTCTGCTTCTGCGCCTTTAGTTAAAACCTCTGTATTCCTTTTATGTGCTTCAGCTACTCTGTCAATAGCTTGTTCTGCTTTAAAAGAACCTTGATCCCATGCTGTAAATAAAGCGATTATTGCTGAACCAACTAAATATAATGGCCCTGCCATTCCTGCTATGCCACCCATTAATGCAGGTAAGTTATTTTGAATACCTCTAAATCCATAAGGTAAATCCTGTAATACTAATGCCCAGTTAGTCCATTGTTGGTTAGATTTTTTAACAGAGTTTCCTGCTTCCTTGGTAGTCTTTGATACCTTTGTTGTTTCTTCTGTAGTATGAGTTATGCTAGCAGCTAAAGCGTCATATTGCGCTTTTAGCTTTTGAACCTCTGGGTTCATAGCCTGAAGTCCCCTTGTCATTAATTGTTCCATTGCTCTTTTAAGAGCATCCATTTTATCTTTAACAACATTAGTAGTATCACCGAATAATTCAGCCATACCATTAATTCTATTAAAATCTTTATTTAAGCTACTAGCAATTCTTTTAAAATCACTTTCAAAAGCAGTAGCTACTTTAGCCATTTTTAAAAACGCACCTTCAGCTTCTTTAAAATCTGCCGTAATCCTAATTTTCATTAAATCATCTGCTGCCATTATATTGTCGGTTTAACGATTTTATATTTAATTAAAACCTCTTTTAGCTCATCTTCTGTCATTACTCTTGGTTTTACAAAGTTACGAGTATCGCAGTCTAATTCAATAAGCTCTTGTGGCTTAACTTTCTTACCTTTTGGTAATTGGATATTGATTAGTAGCGTTGTCTGCCATCTAGTTCTAATCCATTTTTGCTCCTCTTCGTGCCTATATCCATACCACACAAAATCTAATTCAGCCATGGTCATCTCCCAAAACAAATGGGGAAGCACTTTGCACTCCCCCATTGTATATCTTTCTATGTCAATCCACTCTAATTTTTTTTTACTCCATC